CAATCCCATTGATGAAGGGATATTTCCAAATCCTGTTTTTAACTTACTAAAAAATCCAGCATCAGCAGCAGGTACAGCACCGCCTGTAGCTTCAGTTAATTTACCCAATGTACTTACATCTGGTAATGCTTTAGCTGCTTCTGTAGCTACATCCGTTCCAGCACCACCTAATATATCACCTCCGCCTATACCTTTAAGTAAACCACCGGTTATACCACTCATTAATCCTGCGCTTAAACCTTCCTGTAAGCTGCCACCTTCGGCAACAGTTCCTAATCCTGAACCTATAGCTGAAGCCACAAGAGGACTCATGGCAGATGCACCTAAAGCACCCATTACACTAGGAGCCATCATTGAAAACAACAATGGCAAGAATGCTTCTGGCTGTCCTGTTTGTGGATTTGTAGTTAACTGTCCCGTAGGAGACATCTTTGAAATAGCATTAACTTCTATGGGGTTCATATGAACCAGCATAGAATCGCCATAACGCCCTTGTTGTGCAAGATGCTCTGCTGCATCTTGTAGTGGAAAATTACTCATAGTGTGGTCTCCTAATCCGTTTCCAAAATACCAATGTAGACATGAAATTTATCCGCTACACTAGCTGTTAATTTTATTACATCTGTTTCATCTAATACTAATACTTCTCCATTTTGCAAGAAAGCTTTACGTGTTACCGCAGATACACTTGCCTTGTCCCAAGTTATTGTACCGGTTGCGCTTGTATCTGTCAGTTGTACTGTGATAACAGTAGCAGCACCTGTGGCAGTATTGTAAGCACTTAACGTTTTTACTATAGCTACTTTATCATTAGGGACAGTATAAACACCAGTAGCACTTGTACCTGTGAGGGTTTTAATTACATTAATATAATTATTTGCCATTATGCAATAAACCAATCAAAGGTTTGTTGGACTGCTCTAATTTCATTTGGTGAATCAAATTGTTGGAAGTTTAAACGCAGTTGATTAATTATCCGAATAAAATAGTCCTTACTATATTCATCTTTCGGTAACTCCAAAGGGGTATTAACACTAAATGAATCACTCATCTTCTGCCATCCACTTTAATATCAAAACGAGTATCACCTAAACGCCATAAATTATTTACATCTGTACTTTCAATCCGTATTCTCATTTGTCTGGCTCTTGCTCTTATATAAGAAACACCAGTTGTTGTACCAACTGAAGCCGTTGTTGCTACACTTAAAGTACCTAAAGGATAGTCTCTAGTTTTTATTGAATAAGTTAAGTTGGGGTCTCCTGATGTACCATAAAAATATACATCAGGAATCAATCTATTAATAAACATAAATTGATCGCCATCACCAGCATCAAAATCTGCACTCTCTACATATGCGGTTAATGCACTTCCGTCATCATCAGCACCTGTTTCTTGGTTATATAGATAATTAGCTGTAGTTCCACTTACACCGGCAGCTAAAGGTTTAGTGGTTGCCGATCCTTCATCAATCCAAGCAGTTCGCTCCATACTTCCGATTGTCCAAACTGTATCCACATAATTATAGGTTACATATCTATCTATTTCATCGGAGTCACCAGAACAATAGAACCAAGTTACTTCATTAAAATTAGCATTCTTAGCAGCAAAAACTTTATATTGCTGACCTTTATTAAAATCATCAAAAACATAGGCTCTTACAGTACAAGGAATTGCTTGAATTGAACCTGAATAACTATAGAAGTTATCTTGATCCATAAAATAAATAGTATTATTAGCATTGATAGCTGCTTGAGGTGAAACCATACTCACCCCTTCTGTTACCAAGTTAATACCGAAAGTAAAAGGCGGTCCAATAAATTGCATACTATAGATAGATGTATCTGTAAATATAGCTATTTCTTGACGAGTCCTTGCTCCTCCTATAATTTCTGAACCGGCTGATAATCTTAAACTACCTGCTGTATTTGTAGTTTTAGGAGTCCACATACCAGCATCTTCTTGGGATGACCACCTAACTAACATGGGGTCTTGTATTGAAGTACCTAAAGTATTGGCTCCAAGAGCAACTACATGTCTATCCTGTTCTGATACTAAAACTTGCATAGCTGCTGTTGGTGTATCAGCTGCATCTGATAAAGATGATAAAGGTATTGCTCTAGTTGTTAATCCACCACTTAAATCCCAATAATAAATTTGTCCCAATCGTGGGCAAGCTATTAAATCTTCTCCAAAATTATCCAATGTCCACAGTCTTAATTGTGATGCAAATCCATAAGTACCCCCACCCCATGTAGATTGTCCCCAATAACCAGAACCAAAACCTAAATTACTAACATACGTATTCAAACCGACATTGATTTGATAAGCACCTACTACACTACTACCACCATTACCAGAATCCCCAGCAGCAGCAGTAACTTCATCGCCATCAGTATCTTTAGCCTCAATGGTGTAAACATTGGCACTCGTAATACTGGCAATCTGGTATTCTTGGTTTAATACTGTAGCAGTGATATTGCCACCCAGACTGTCTGCTCCACTGAAGGTAACAAAGTCACCCACAACTGCTCCATGAGAAGCATCGGTTACATTAATAGTTGCATCACCATTAGCAACCTTGGCAAAAGTAACATCCCCTGCTGATGTTGTAGTTCTAAGTGGGGTTGTATCATAATAAACGTTTCCTTGCTTTACATATAATTTAAGCTGCGTTCCCAACGCTATAATCTTTTGATTATCTAATGAAACCCACTGATGTATTTTTCTGGCTGATCCAAGAAAAGAATTAAGACTACTCTTTTCCCATCCACCTATTTTCTCTGGTCTACCCGATCTAAATCTAACCTTATCACAATCATACCAACCACCTTCATTACTATAAGAAGTTCCTTCTTTATTAATTCCGGGTTGAAAAGTATATCGTGAAAGAGGCATTCTTAATCCTCTTTATCTTTACCGTTTTCTTTAGATTCTTCCTCTACAACTTCGTTGTATGAGTTGCCCAAGGCATTCTGATACATAGTTAAAGCCGTTACTCTAATATCCAGTTGATACTGTAACCCAGACACCTGTTTCTGAAGTCCTTGTATTTCTTTTTTTAAATTATCTACATAAAGCAATTTGGTAGCTAGTAAAGGGTCTACCTCTACTTCCGTAGTCTCTACTGTTATTTCTTCAGACATGCTTAACTAGGGATAACGTAACTTGGGTCAGGAACAGGTAGGTCAGGGGGATTGGTAATTACGCTGTCGTACTGACTCGCAAATACGTCATCCCACTGTGACGTAGGGCATAAAGCCGTCAGTTGTGCCAAAGTCCAACTGCCTTCCGCTTTGGGCGTGAAGTTCACGTTGCCATCCTCATCAGTCGCAGGGACTGTCACATTAAAATCACTTTCGT